GGCGTCGAATACCAAATTGTCGGAATTTTTCCGCAATCTGCGGGGACTGTGATCGCGTTTTACGAAGTGCAGCTGCGGGCGTGATATGGCGGTACGGTTCACAAATCTGGATCAGTTCAAAGTAAAACTAAAAGATTTTGAAACACTTACTGAACAGGAACAGATTAAGCTGCTGAAAAAGGTAGCATTTCAGGTCCTGACCGGCGTCGTCGAAAAAACACCCGTCGATACGGGGCGCGCCCGGGGGAACTGGCAGGTGTCGATCACTGCCGGCGCGGGGAATGCCACGATCACGCGGCTGGACGATTCCGGGGAAGCCGAAGCGCACCTGCCGCCCGGAACTTCGTCGGCGATCGACGCGGGGCTGGCGGTTCTGGCCGGCGTAAAGCCGTTTTCGACGATCGTCATATATAACAACGTGGAATATATCGTGGCACTGGAACACGGGCACAGCAAGCGTCAGGCGCCGCAGGGCATGGTCGCCGTGACGATCGCTGAAGTGGAATCACAATTTCGCTAAACTTGCGAAAATGGGCATGAAATAGGTAAAATTCAATATGGGCCATTCAACGGACGCAGCAACAATACGACAGCGGTTCGAAACTGAATGGGCCGCGGCACAGCCGACGGTCACGGCCACGTTCGGGGACGTGGATACGACACCGCCGGAAGACGAAGCATACGTGCGGCTGCACATACTGCCGGGGGACCAGCGTCAGGTTTCCATGGGCAAGTATAGGCGGTTCCGTCGCGTCGGCGTCGTGATCGTGCAGATTTACGTTCCCGCCGGGAAGGGGGACGGGCTGGCAAGGGAACTGGCGGACAGCGTCGCCGACATTTTTCAGGGCCGGACAGTAAGTGGCGTGATTTTTCGGGGAACGGGACTTACGCGTGTGGGGATCGACGGTGCGTTTGTACAATGGAACGCCCAGACCCCGTATCAGGCGGACGATTTAATTCTGAATCCGACGCCGTAAGGTCACTGCAACAGGGAGTACAGCAAAATGTCTGATTCAAGTTCTGTCCAGCTGTTCTTCGTCGAGGAATCGCAGTGGGGCGTTACGCCGACAAACAGCCCGGACGTGCTGTCGGAATTCCGCTTTACGAATGAATCCCTGACCCAGAACATACAAACCGCAACGTCGGAAGAAATCCGGTCTGACCGGCAGGTTTCCGACATCATTCGCACGCAGGTGGGCGCCGGTGGCGACGTGGGCATAGAATTGTCCTACGGTTCGCATGATCCGCTGCTGGCCGGCGGGCTTTACGACGACTTTTCGACCCCGGTCAACGAAACCGGTCTGACGGTAACGATTACCCTTCCGTCGCCGCTGAATAACACCGCGACGCTGGAAGTGTCCGGCGGCAGCCCGGACCCGCTGCGCAATGTCGTGGTCGGTCAGTTCGTGCAGTTGGGTGGTTCGCTGGCGTCGCCGACAAACGACGGTTTTTACAAAGTCACCGCGAAGGGCACCGGTTCGCCGCATACCCTGACCGTGACCCCGGCACCGCCCAGTGCGGAAGTGATCGCGTCGGCCACGCTGAAAGGCACGTTCATAAAGAACGGCACCACGCGCAAGTCCTTCACTGTCGAAAAGCTGTTTTCCGATCTGTCGCCGCTGGAATACCAGCTGTACACCGGAATGCGCGTCGGCAGCATGGACCTGACCATTACGCCGGGCGCGATCATCAATGGCACGTTCAGTTTTCAGGGCAAGAACCTGACGGCGTCCAGTTCGTCCGCGGCTGCCGGCACGCAGGCGCTGTCTGTGAACGACGTAATGAACGCGGTCGACAATATCACCGACATACTTGTGGACGGCGTCCCAGTCAGTGATCAGGCGGCGTGCTTCACGAATGTTCAGTTCACTGTCGAAAACAACCTGCGCGACCAGCCGTGTATCGGTTCGCTGGCGCTGGGTGGGATCGGTATCGGACGGACGAACGTCAGCGGTACGCTTGAAGCGTATTTTCGCAGTCGGGCGCTGTTCGAAAAGTACCTGAATTTCGACACGGTGTCGGTATCGTTCCGGGCCACGCTGGGCGGCAATTCGTACCTGTTCGACTTCCCGGCGGTGAAGTTCACCAGCGGTCAGGTCGTGGCAGGCGGCAACGATCAGGACGTGATCACGTCCCTGAACTTCGAAGCCAAGCGCGACGCAACGTCCGATTTCATGGTGGCGATCAACCGCTTCGCCGCATAATCCCGTTCGGGAAAAATCAACAGGGCCGGCGCAATGCCGGCCTTTTTCATTCCCGCACGGGAATTTGACAGGGAACCGCCCGCAGCCGGAAAATACGGGCGACCGTATAGTGTAGAATTAACCGTTCAACCGTATAGGAATCCGCATGGACATTTCACAATTCAAGACCGACATTCAGCTGGAAGCGAACGGCGTCTGGGTAGACGTTGGCAAGGGCACGAAACTGTGCGTCGCGCGCATGTACAACCCGCGGCATAAAGACGCGCTGCGCGCCGCCCTGAAGCCGTACAAGCGGCAGATTCAGTTCGACGCCATGGACGACGAACTGGGCGACGAAATCGTGGTGGGGATCATGGCGCAGACGATCCTGCTGGGCTGGGAAGGCATGACCGAAAACGGCGAAGCGGTGCCGTATTCGTACGACAAGGCGGTGGAATTCCTGAAAATCAAGGATTTCCGCGACCTTGTGATTGAAATCGCAAGTACCATGGAAAGTTATCGCGCACAGGCCACGGAAGACGACGAAAAAAACTGAAAAGCGCGCTGGACTGGAACCTGAAGTATGGTCCCAGACTGCGCGCATTCGAACACGTTTACAAGAAAACCGGGAAAAAGCCGACTGCACTTGAAACCCGCCCCCAAATTCCGCCGCATTTGATAGAATACTGGAACGGGTTCGTCGCGCTTGACAGATCGCGAACATGGATGTTCGGTGTTCCGCTGGGGATTAGCTTCAGCGAAATATACGCATACGGCCGGCTGTCGGCATTTTCCATGGAAGACATGGACGAATTCGCCCATTTTATCAGCGTCTTAGACGCATATTATTTCGAATGGCGGGCGGAAAATGGCAAAACTTGATGTAACCATTGACGGTTCAGGCGCCCGCCGCGGTGCCCGCACTGTCACGCGCAGTCTGGACGACATTCGACGGAAGACGGGCGAAAGTTCCACAGCGTTCGTTCAGCAGGCGAAGTCGATCAAGGGCGTGAACCTTGCCATGACGCAGCTAAAGGGCGTCGCTGGGCCGCTGATTGCCGCGTTCGGTATCAAAGAACTAATCCAGACCGCGAACGAATATCAGGGCCTGCAAAACCAGCTGAAGGTCGTCACAAATTCGACCGAAGAACTGGTGGCTGCAAACGAACGACTGTTTGCCATTGCCCAGCAGACCCGCACGCCGCTGGCGGCGACCGTGGGCCTGTATTCGAAAGCGTCGATCGCTGCAAAGGAACTGGGCGCGTCACAGGATCAGCTGTTTAAGCTGGTCGAAGTGACCGGCAAGGCGTTAGCCGTGCAGGGCGGCGACGCCACAGAATCCGCCGGTGCACTGCGGCAGCTGTCGCAGGCGTTTTCGTCGGGCATTGTCCGGGCGGAAGAATTCAACAGTATTCTGGAAGGCGCATTTCCGCTGGCGCAGGCGGCCGCGCGCGGTTTGGACGGCGTGGGTGGTTCCGTTGGCAAGCTGCGGCAGCTGATCGTAAAAGGCAAGGTGACAAGTAAAGAATTTTTCGACGCTATCCTGAAAGGTGGCGTACAGCTGGACGAACAGTTTAAGAAAACGACGCCCACAATCGGGCAGGCATTCACGGTGCTGGGTAACAGTTTCACAAAATTTATTGGCAAATTGGCCGAAGCGTCCGGGGCGTCCGAATTTCTGGCGAAAGCGTTCCTGTCCATGTCGAAAAGCCTAGACCAGATCGGCGCCGCGCTGAACGGAACCCTGAAACCGACCGACGCGCTGGGCGTGGCAACCCGGGACCTTGCAACCGCCCTGCTGCTAATGGGTAGCGCGATCAATATTGCACTGGCACCGCTGAAGCTAATCTGGGACCAGTTCGAATCGCTGGGAAATACACTGGGCGGCGTGGCCGCGGCATTCGTGCAGTTCGCGAAAGGCGAATTTTCGCAGGCCGCTGACACCATTTCGGCGACCATGGCTGATTCGTCCGCGATTATCACTGACGGTTTCAAGGAAACGTACGACAGTGTCGTGGCTGATACGTCGGAAACGATCGAAAAACTGGTGAAACTGTGGCAGCCGGCCGCGCGACAAATCGCTGACGCAACGAAGCCGCCGGATACGGGCGGCGGTGGTCCGACGGGGCCGACGCAGGCCGAAATCGACGCGCAGGCAAAGGCCGCGAAGGCGCTGGAAAAGAAACGTGACGCGTACCTGTCGTCGATCGACCCCATGTACGTTTACGAAAAGGAACTGGCGAAGATCAATGATCTGCTACTGGACAGCGTCATTACCGAAGAACAGGCGAACGCGGGTATTCTGGCCGCCGGCGAAGCATACAACGCGGCGAACCCCGCCATTCAAAAGCACCTTGAACTGTTGCAGGAAGGCAAGGACCTGACGGAATCGCTGCGCACGCCGCAGGAAGAATACAACGCGGCCGTGATTCAGTACACGCAGCTGCTGAACGAAGGCGCTATTTCCGCGGAAACTTTCGGTCGTGCGGTCGAATCGCAAAACCGGAAGCTGAAAGATTCCGCCGGACTTAGTGCGGAAACATTCTTGAGTATGGAAAGTCTGGGCGAAGCGACATCAAAGAACCTGTCGAAATCTTTCGGCGATTTCTTGTTTGATCCATTCGACAAGGGCCTGAAAGGCATGGTATCTGGGTTTATTGACGCGCTGAAACAAATGGTCGCGCAGGCAATCGCGCAGGCGGCAGTATTCGCCGCACTTAATGCCCTGACTGGCGGCGCACTGGGCGCAGCAAACGCTGCCGGTGGGGGTGGTTTTGTGGGTGGTTTGGCGCAGGGGCTGGGTGGTACCGCGAACCGTGCCGCTGGCGGACCCTTGCAGGAAGGTCAGGCGGCGGTCGTCGGCGAACGACGGAAACCGGAATTGTTCATTCCGAAACAGGACGGTACCGTGGTTCCCATGGATCAGGTCGGCGGCGGTAAAGCACCGAATGTCGAAGTTCCGGTGAATATCACGAACGTGACTGATCCGGAAGCGATGACGGCTGCCATGGAAAGTTCGCAGGGAACGCAAGCGATTCTGAACGTGATCAATTCGAACCCGGAAGCAATCAAAAGGGCACTAAGCTAATGGCAAAAGCAACAGGCACAGCAAACAGTTATCTGGACTTAATGGTGCACCTGCGGGACTTCCTGACAGGTTCCGTCGGGTCCCCGTCCCCATATACCGCAGTTCGCGATACCACGCCGGCCGGAAGCCCGATCGTGTACCCGTCGCCGCGCACGCAGGAAATGATCTTTCAGGGGGACGCCAGCAATGGCGGATCGCCGTCGCGTTTCTGGTATTTTGGCATTCAGTCGTACGAAGACCCGGCCAGTTCGATTTACGGCTGGGACCTAAAAGGTTTTACCGGGTTTGATCCGGGCAGCCCGGAAGGTTCCGTGCTGTTCGAGAATCAGCCAGACGCCAGCCCGTCCGCATACATTCCCATGCAGAACACGGCTATGTCGTACTGGTTCTGGGCGAACGAACGACGCGTGATCATGGTCGTGAAGACCGGCACCGCGTACCAGTGGATGTACGCCGGATTCATTAACCCGTTCGCGACGGAATCGGAATACCCGTATCCAATGGTCGTTATGGGCAGTTCGTGGCAAAACACTGTTTCGTTCAGTAGCAATTCCATTGATTTTTCTACTGTCCCCCTTCCAGCAGGAAACAGCACAGAAACCCCGATTTCCACTGCGCTTTCCTGCATGTACCAGCGATTTGTTGACGGACAATGGTATTCAATCAAGAACGGCTATGCGTCAGGCGCGAATTTACAGCCCATTCGACGGCGCAGTTTATGGCCGCTGGTTCAATATACCGCTGGTGATTGGCCAGCTGACGCGCAGTGTCTTACTTATCGAAGTTTTTATACTCGATATGTCTCCGGGTCAGCTGGCGGAACGCCAAGCGGCTATCTGGTCCAAACACCCGGAAGCCCGGATAATATTTCGCCGCTGTACCCGTTGACAATAGTCTGGTCAGACCCCAGCCTACAGATCATCGGAGAACTGGACGGGCTGTACTGGGTTCACAACAACGGCGGCATAACAGCCGAAGACGAAATTTTTGATAACAGCGTAAGTCCGGCGCAGCGGTACCTTGTTTTCCAGAATGTGCACCGCACCGACCCGTGGATGTTCGCAGCAGTGAAGGATACATAATATGTCATACCAAAGCGGAAGCGCGACCGATCTTGACGACCTTATGTCGAAGCTGGACACGTTCCTGACAGGGACGCCCGGCTGGACGCAGGTTCTTTACGACGGGACAAATCGACGGGCAGTGTATAGCCGCGCTGGTTCGCCGCAGCCAGTATCGCGCTTGTTCCAAATTCAATGGGACAACACAAACGGGTACTGGGGAAATTCCCTGATCGGCGCGTATACCGGGAATGTGACGTGGAACAATCAGACCGAACCTGAATTTTCAAATGCTATAATTACGAATTGCCGCTATGCCAATATGATGACAGGTCCGTTCCCGTCGTATCATTTTTTCGAAGATGATTTTTATATTCACGTCGTCGTCGAAATTTCGTCTGGAATTTATCGACACTGGGGATTCGGGCAGGGGCAGCTGCTGGGAAGTCTTACCGGCGGCGCGTATTGTCACGCACTGTACTGGGAACAGAACACGCTTTACATTGATAATCCGCAGGCATACCAGCACGCGGGATCGTATGATGGCGCTGGAAACCAAAGCAATCAGACACGTGGGCATTCTATCCACTGTCTAGGTGCGCCGTCATTGTATGATCCAAACACAAAATATTTCAGGCACTATTCCAGCTATACAGCGACGGACGGCGACGGCGATAATATCGGCGGCTTGATGGCGACCGGCTGGCGCGATGGCGCATATTCGCAGTTCATGTCAGCGCAAAGTTCCGCCCTGAACGGCTTTAAACCGCTACTGCCGATCGCACTGTACGGTGAAAATGTGCAGCCGGCGCCCGACGCACATTTTTTAATGGGC